AGGGCTGTTCGACCTGAAGAAAGCCGCGCCTCGACCGGGCGAAAAGGTTGAGAAAACCGACAAACAACGCGCCGCCGATGTTGCCCGTCACGCTGAACAAGACGAGTGGGCGGCAAAGGCATGGGGCAAACAGGAATCGACCCCGCTGCACCGGCTGAAACTGTGCGATGCGTACCTTGCGCGGCTGACGATGCGAGAAGCGGACAAGGACGCATGGGATCGGCTGCGCGATGCTGCGGCCTCTGCCATTCGTGACGCTGACCCTAAAGACGTGCTGAACGACCCGCACCTCGTGGGCATGGTGCGGCACTTGTTTGGGGAGCGTGGCTTGGGGAGGCTGCGGAACCGATGAAGATACGAGGCCGGTACTACAGCCCCACCTTGACCGAGGCGCAGTATCGTGAGGCGTTAGCAATCGCCGCTCGACAACGCGCTATCCCGACCAACAAAGAGTTATGCCGAAAGCACGATGTCCCGCTGTGGTGGACTGTGCATCAAGCCGGATACCGCGCTGCGGCTAAACACGAGGCGTTTTGGGCAGACTACAGCGCCGCACGGATAGCGCGTAAAGAATGGCTCGGGCTGCTAGAGCAACGCGCAAAGGCGTGGAACGTCAAGGCGCACATCATTTCCAAAGCGATATCTCACGGCATCAAAACTTACGACAGGGCATCATGCGCGGCTTCAACTTCCAATCAGACCTGAACGCGGACAACGACCTCCCGCCAAACCCTTACCGGGCGCTGTGGGCTGCGGTACTCTGGCAGGCCATCACCGACTGCACTAAGACAGGCCGGGAAGATGGGTGGCAGGCGATGCGGTGGATTAACAGCACGGAGGATGGCATCGGGTCGATGCAATGGATATGCGATATGATCGGCCTTGACCATGCGCGGCTGCAGATGCGGTGCCAGACACGCGAGGGGCGAAAGGCTATAATCGGCGCAAGGAAGAAAGGCGGGTTTCAACCACGATGCGCTACGCCATGCGACGAGATATGAACGACGCGACTGTTACCGATGCGGTAAAGGCTGCGGGGTTTGACGTGTGGGACTTCGCCAGAGCGGGGCATTCCATCCCGGACAAGTTGGCGGTCAAGCCGCTGCCGTGCGGTAAACCGTTCGTGTGCTGGCTTGAAATCAAACACGCCAACGGCAAGTTGAGCGATAAGCAGGCGGCATTTCGCGCAGTCTGGGAACCACGCGGCGAATGGATAGAGGCCCGCGATCCCGAGGCGACGGTGCGGGCGTTGCGGGAACTTTACCAGTTGGCAATAAGACCGGAGCATTGCCGATGATTTACACGGGGGATTGTCTGGATGTGCTGCGGACGCTGCCCGCCGATTCCGTTGATGCCATTGTGACCGACCCGCCCTATGGCCTCGCCTTCATGGGCAAGCGGTGGGATTACGATGTACCGAGCGAGGCGATATGGCGCGAGTGTTTGCGAGTGTTGAAACCGGGCGGGCATCTTCTCGCCTTCGCCGGTACGCGAACACAGCACCGGATGGCGGTGCGGATTGAGGACGCGGGGTTTGAGATACGCGACATGATCGCGTGGGTGTACGGGTCGGGGTTTCCGAAGTCGCTGGATGTGAGCAAGGCGATTGACAAGGCGGCGGGCGCGGAGCGCGAGGTGATTGGGCCTGCTACCGTTGGCGGTAAGGGGCAAGGCAACGCATACGGAACAATCACACGGCCTCCCGCAACGGCTCCCGCAACGGCTCCCGCAACGGCTTGGCAAGGATGGGGTACCGCTCTCAAACCCGCGCTGGAGCCTATCACCGTAGCCCGCAAGCCGCTTATCGGCACGGTAGCCGAGAATGTGTTGGCGCACGGCACGGGGGCGCTGAATGTGGATGGGTGCAGGGTGGGAAATGAAGTGCGATATAACGCGCCAGCGGGGAACAAGGCGGGCGGAAATAGTTTGAACATGAGCGCGGTCGGGATGCCGCAGGACGCTAAAGGTTCAACCGCCGCAGGCCGCTGGCCCGCCAATCTGATACACGATGGCTGCGACGAGGTGGTGGGGCTGCTCAACGACGCCGCCCGTTTCTTCTACTGCGCGAAGGCGAGCGCGAAAGACCGCGATGAAGGCGTGGCAGGCGTGGCAGGCGTGGGCGCGTTACGCGATAACGGCAGGCAATCGCGCCCGAGGAAAAACACTCACCCCACCGTCAAACCCACCGACCTGATGCGCTACCTCTGCCGTCTCGTCACCCCACCGGGCGGCACCGTCCTTGATCCGTTCATGGGGTCAGGCTCAACGGGTAAAGCCGCGATGCTGGAAGGCTTTGACTTTATCGGCATCGAACGAGACGCCGAGTATGTCAAGATTGCCGAAGCGCGGATTGGTGCGGCTCGTAGGCTGCTTTGATACAATACGCGCATAAACACGGTTATTGTTTCACCCGTAATCTAAACTAGGGCGCATTACATGGCGAAAGGAAAGAAAACCGGGGGGCGGCAGACAGGTACGCCTAATAAGGCCACAGCCGCCGCACGGGAGGCTATAGCGCGATTCGTGGACGGGAATGCAGACCGGCTGCAGGGGTGGCTAGACGAGATACACCGCGATCGTGGAGCAGAGGCGGCGTTCGGCTGCTTTACCTCGTTGCTGGAATACCATGTGCCGAAGTTGCAACGCAGCGAGGTCACGGGCAAGGACGGCGAAGCGCAGCGCATAGTAATCACATGGGGCAACCCCGTTGACTGAAATCGTCCTGCCGTACAACCCACGGCGGGCCTTCCTTCCATTTCACGACCGCACGAAGCGGTGGGCCTGCCTCGTCGCGCATCGCAGAGCCGGTAAAACAGTCGCAGCGGTAAACGACATTATCCGCGCTGCCGTGATGTATACCGGGCCTAACGGCCTGTTCGGGTATGTCGCGCCTTACCAGAATCAGGCTAGGCGCATCGCGTGGGACTACTTCAAGTTCTACGCCGCCCCGCTGATCGCGGACGCTAACGAGCAGATGATGACCTTAACGCTACTCAACGGCGCAAAGGTTGGGCTGTTCGGCGCAGACAACGCAGACGCCATGCGCGGTCTAGGCTTCAGCGGCATTTACCTAGACGAGTACGGCGACTTCCGGCCCTCGGTGTTCGGTAACGTCATACGCCCTGCGCTGTCGGACAAACAGGGGTGGGCGGTCTTTGCCGGTACGCCGAAGGGCAAGAATCAGTTTTGGGACATTTACCAGACGGCGCAGCGGATACCCGACGAGTGGTTCATGCTGCGGCTCCCGGCCTCGACAAGCGGCCTGCTGCCGGTGTCGGAACTCAACGCAGCACGGGCGCAGTTGAGCGAAGACCAGTACCTGCAGGAATACGAGTGCTCCTTTGAAGCCGCCATTCTCGGCGCGTTCTACGGTAAAGAAATGCGCGAGGCGCAAGATCAAGGACGCATCGGGCGCGTCAAGCACGACGAGCATCTAAAGGTCTATACCGCATGGGACTTGGGCTACAAAGACGATACCGCCATCTGGTTTTACCAAGTGCTGCGCGGCGAGGTGCGCGTCATCGACTTTTACTCGGTCAGCGGCGCAAGCATTGAGCAGATAGCGGATGCCGTAAAGGTAAAGCCCTACCGCTACGCCAAACACTACTTGCCGCATGACGCTAGAGCCAAGACGCTAGCGGCTGCGGGTAAAAGCATCATCGAACAACTGGCATCGCATCTGGGCTTTGCGAACCTCGCCGTAGTGCCTGAACTGTCCGTGCAGGACGGCATTCAAGCGGTGCGTCAGGTCTTGCCGCGCTGTTGGTTCAACGAGGACGGGTGCAGGGACGGCATCGAAGCCCTGCGGCAGTATCAACGCGAGTACGACGAGGACAAGAAAGCGTTTAGGCAGACGCCGCGCCACGATTGGGCTTCGCATCCGGCAGACGCATTTCGTATGCTAGCATTGGCATACAGAGAGGACGCGCCGACAACGGAGCGCCCTGCGGAACCTCGACCGCTGATGGTCGGGCCAACCAACACCGCTACGCTCAACGATATGTGGGCGACGGCGCAGACGAGTCGGAGAACACGGATATGAGTACGGCTGATCCCTACCGCTTCCAATATGAAACGGTCGCGGCCTCGCAGACTAACCAAGTCCTCGGCGGCACGGGTGCAATCGGTGACTACCTGCACCGCGTCATTGTCGTTGTGAACACCGCCGCCACCTCGACGGTTACGATTCTTGACAACGCAATCACGGTCTTTACGATGCCCGCCAACACCCCGGTCGGCGTGTATAGCATCGAAGTCAACGCGCTGACGGCCTCGGGTGCGTGGCGCGTGACCACGGGCGCGGGCGTGACTGTCGCCGCTGTGGGCATCTTCTCGGCGTAATGGCTGACCGTCGCCGCATCGCTGCTGCGCTGGAGTACCTCGGTGCCATGCGCGACCGGGCGGCAGAGTTCGGCTCTGGCGTAGCGGGTACGCTTGCCAATCGTGCGCGTGATGTTGGCGGGCTGGCCTACGAAGCCTTGACGAGCGACCCCAACATCGGACGGATGAACACCGCAGAGTTTTCCGATGCCGCCGCTGCCCGCGCCCCTACGCCGCGCCTTGATGCCACGGCGCAAGGCTTTGGCGCATTGGGCAAAGGATTAATAACGCAACCGATCCAGACGGGCAAAGCGGTTCTTGTTGACCCCATCGTAAATGCGTTTGAAAGCCCTCGGGCGATGGGTCAATTTGCGGGTGAGGTTATCAACCCGCTGCGCCTTGCGTCGGCGCTGCGCCGTGGGCCGATGTTGGAACTAGAGGGCTATCAAGGCTCCCCGCACAAATTTGAGCCTACGCCAGACAATCCGTTGGGCGAACTTGACTCGTCGAAGATTGGCACGGGCGAGGGGGCGCAGGCTTACGGGCATGGGCATTACATAGCCGAAAGCCGCAAGGTGGGCGAAGGGTATAGGAAAGCCCTGTCCACCTTTAACACAACGATTGACGGCGAGGCCTTGACCCCTAAACACCCGCAATTTTCGGCGGCAATGTTTATCGCGGCGAACGGATACGATAACGCTTTGCGTCAAGCGCAGGAAGCGTTGAATTCTGGTTTTGTTGACAAGACAGCGGGCGCAAAAGCCGTTGCCGATATTCAGTCGCTTAAATCTGCAAAGATATCGCAATCGCAGGGCGGACATCTCTACACCCTCGACCTCCCCGACGAGATGATCGACCGTATGCTCGATTGGGATAAGCCGTTAAGTGAGCAGAGCGCGGCAGTAAAGAAAGCGTTGAAAGATTCTGGCATTTGGAAAAAGTATAAAGAAAACCTGTCTGATTTTAGTTCGCCAAAGGATACGCGCAACAAAAATATGCGCGGCGAAAACATACAGGCATTTATTGAATATTTGTCCGGCGGCGATAAGGCGAAGGCTTCACAAATGCTGCGTGAAATAGGCATCCCCGGCATCCGCTACCTAGACGCAGGCAGTCGCGGCAAAGTCGGCACCGGAACGCGCAACTTTGTCGTGTTCCCCGGTGAGGAAAAGAAGGTCAAAATCTTGAGGCGCGAATGATGGAAATTGAAACCAGCCCCGTGCAAAAGTGGCTCGGCGTCATCGCGTCGTATGATTCCGAGTTTGGCAAATGGGAAGCGCGGGCGAAGAAGATTCTGAAGCGTTACCGCGATGACACTCGCGGGCAGACGAACAACGAAACCGCCAAGTTCAACATCCTCTGGTCAAATGTCCAGACGCTTGTGCCTGCGGTGTTCGCCCGGTTGCCGAAGGCCGATGTATCGCGGCGGTTTGGCGACAACGATCCGGTGGGGC